GCCTTTGAATTATCTAAATTTAAAAATAAAGCATTCGTTACTAAATATTTAAAGTATAAGGAAAAACAAAAAGTTGTATCAACTTATGGTAAATCCTTTCTTAAATATGTTATGAAGGACGGAAAGGTAAGAACTAGCTTTTGGCAAATACTAAATACTGGACGAGTTTCCAGCGGTAGTAAGGAAGATAGAAAACCTAATATGCAAAATATACCTGCAGATAATAAATTCAGAAATTGTTTTAAAGCAAGAGATGGATATTCATTAGTATCTGTAGATTATTCTGGACAGGAATTAGGTATTATAGCTTCAGGGTCTAAAGATCCTGTTTGGATGAAAGCACGTAAAGAGGAGGCTGATCTCCACAGTATATGTGCTGATATGGTATTTCAAGATAAGTGGCGTAATGCTGATGCTGATGAGAAAAAGAAACTTAGAACTATGATTAAGACTATTAATTTTGGTCTTGCTTATGGTATGAGTAAATTTAAATTATCAGATACTCTACAAATATCAGTTGATGATGCAGAAGCATTAATCAATCAATATTTTACTGTATTCCCTAAAATTGGTGGATTTTTAGAAAATTTAGGAAACTATGGTAAATATTATGGTAATATTAGAACGTTTAAGCCTTATAGGCGCGTTAGATGGTTTGAAGACTGGAATAAGGGTCTTACCCCTAGAAAAGACTTCAAGCTCTTAGGCGCTATTGAACGAGCTAGTAAAAATACTCCTATTCAAGGAACTGGTGCAGATATGATTAAGTTAGCTATGGTTAAAATAAGAGATTATATTAATGATAATAACTATCCTGCATATTTAGTTACTCAAGTTCATGATGAAATTGGTGTTGAAGTAAAGGATGAGCATGCTGAAGAGTGGGCTCAAATTCAATCTCAATTAATGCGTGATGCTGGTGCTGAAATAATACCAGATTTCCCAATGGGTGTAGATCATACAATTAGTAAAGAATGGTGTAAATAAAATTAAAAAAAATGGATGCAAATCAAACTAAAGACAAGATTCAACGTGAAGGGTTGAATAAATGGTGGGCCTATCCAGTTAATGGAAATGGAACATTACAATATGCTACAGGTGTCGGTAAGACAAGATGTGGTGTATTAGCAGCGGCCCTAATAGCGGAGAGATCTGGTATGGATTGTAACATTCTAATTCTAACACCAACTGAAACTATTAGAGATCGTGCATGGAAAGAAGAATTTAAGAAATGGGGATATATGGATGTATTTAATGCATGTGTTGAATGTGTATGTATACAGACAGCATATAAATATGTAGGAAATTACTATGATTTAGTCATAGCAGATGAAATACATAATTATATATCACCAGAGTATTTTAATTTCTTTTCACAAAATAAGTATGATAAAGTTCTAGGACTATCTGCTTATATAGATCCTCTTAAATTACCGTTATTAAATGCTATCGCACCAATATGTGATAGACTTAATACACAAAATGCAAGAGATCTGAAATTAATTAGTGATTTCACAATATACAATGTACCATTAAAATTAACTGGTGCTGAAAAGAAGTCTTATACTTCTGCAAATAATGCATTTAATGGATTGTTTCCTTTCTTTGATAGGGATCTTAAATTAATGTATTCTTGTATGAAACCACGTAATTATGAAACGTTTTTACAACGTAAAGGAATGTCTCTTGATGATGAGAATAAGACATTTCCATTTAGATGTAATGCAGCTATGACAAAGCGAAAGAAGTTATTATATAACTCTGAGGCTAAAATTGATGCTGTTAAACATCTATGTGAACTATACCCTGAGAAGAAGATAATCATATTTTCTCAAACTATTGAATTTGCTGACAAAGTCACAGATGAATTAGGTGATAACTGTGTAAGTTTTCATAGTAAGATTGGTAAAAAGGCCCGCAAAGCTAATTTAGACAAACTTATAGATAACAGAACAAAGGTAACACGTATTTCAACAGCTAAGGCTTTGAACGAGGGCATGAATGTCCCGGATATTTCAATGGCTATAATAGCCAGTGGAACCAGCAAAACAAAAGATCTTATTCAAAGAATAGGTCGTGTTGTTAGATGGGAGGAAGGTAAGCAGGCGCTAATCTTTCATCTATACATAGAAGATAGTCAAGAAGAGAAATGGATTTCTTCTTCTCAAACTGGGTATAGTGTTGAGTTAATGAGACTAGAGCAGAGCTGAAGCTATTAAAATTCAGATAACCTGGTCGGCGCTGAACTGCTCTAGGCCTCATTATTTTGTTTAACTAAAAAATCAATATTATGAATTATGATGATTGGAAACTTATGTCACCTGATGATGAAGGTCCACAATTAGTAAGCCCATGTTGTAAAGGAGAATATGAAGAAAAAGATTTTATCACAGAAATGAATGAAAAATATAAATGTTTAGAATGTGATGAATTATTTATGGTTCCAGAAACTGATCATGAGTATGATGAACGTCAGCGTGAAAATGCTGCAGAAGATCGTATGGATGAAAAAAGATTAGGATTATGAGAACTATTGCAGAAGCCAAACAACATTTAAGAAAGAATTTTAAAACTGGGACTAAATGTCCTTGTTGTAATAAATATGTAAAAGCATATAAACGTAAATTAAATTCAGGTATAGCTAGAGCATTAATTATTATGTATAAATTAAATGCATATAATGGAAATTATGTTCATGTACAGAATGAATTTGCAAAACTAAAACTTCGAGCAACAACTATGGATTATGCTTATGCAGAAAAATGGGGATTAATTGAAGATGGTGATAAGATAGGAACTTGGACATTAACACATAAAGGAAAATTATTTGTTAAGAATCAATCCTATTTACCTGATCATTGTTTAGTATATAACGGTAATGTGTATAGTTGGAGTAAAGATTTAATATGTATTGAAGATGCTTTAACTACTTCATTTGATTATCAAGAAATGATGAAAGTATGAAATATTTAGAAGATTCTTATGAAAAAGCTTTGAGAATATACGGCTCAAAAGCTGAAGAAGAAGTATTGTATAAAACTGTACAACGTATTGGTAATCATACAATTACAACGTATAAAAAAAAGAAGAAAAGTAAGAAAAAAGTAGTATATAAGCTATAATTTTCTTATATTTGTTAACCATTTTAAAGCCTGCCTATGAACGTAGAAATCAATGTAGAAGGGCTCATCCATAATAAATTAACAGCGTCTCAATATGTTATGTTAGTTTTATTGTTTGAGTCTAAAACAGAATTATTTGTAAATTATATAAAACTGTATAGTTTTGCAGAAAGGGAATTACAAGGACTTGTGGATCAAGAATATATATTATCTTGTGACCCTAAAAACCCTTTAACCTGTATTACTATAGCTCGTGATAAAGTTAGAAAATTATTAGGAATTGAAGAATCTTATTTTACAGAGTTATTTAATGTATATCCTATTAAAGTATCTAATGGAAAATCTCTTAGAATTTTAAGACCTACAAGTCTATCAGCTAAAGCTGCAATAGTATGTAAAGAAAAGTATGATAGATATATTAAAGGAAATCCTCTTAAGCATAAACATGTTATGGATTGTTTAAATAAGGAATTAGATAGTAGAAGACGAGGTGGTAATTTAGCATATATGCATGCCCTGGAAACTTATATTAATAAGAATGCTTGGGATCAGTATGAAGGATTATTAAATGAAAATAATGTAATTAATTCTACCGATACTAAATACGGAGAAGGTTTAATATAAATATATTTATGAATAAATTAAGTTTACAATACACTAGTATTAAAAAAGCAGCTTATGATGCTGTTCAATATATCGACCAACGTCGACAAGGATTGATAAAATCATTAAAAACTCCGTGGTCTAAATATAACCATGTGAGTATGGATGGAATAGAGTGGAACACTATACATACTATAGCGGGTATGTCTGGTAGTGGTAAAACTGCTATTATAAATCAATTAGAAACAGAATTATTTAGGTTAAACCCTGAAGAAAATTTCTCAGTATTATCATTTAATTTTGAAATGCTAGCACGGCAGCTTGTAAGTAGAAAATTGTCTAATGAATTAGATATGACTACAAGACAGCTGCATAGTGGTATTGAAGGTTATAGTTTATATGATGCTCAATTTTACAAAGTGCTAGCTGCTCAAAAAGAATTTAATCAATTACCTATTTGGTATGTAGAAATGCCTGGAACTGTAGATATGATTAAAAATACTATTGATAGATTTATTAATGAAGATTTTAATAAAGAACGTGGAATAGTAATTATGTTAGATCATACTATATTAGTTAGAGGAAAACAAGGAGAGATGGAAAGAATGGTATTAGTTGAATTAATGATTATGGCAAATTCATTAAAGAAACAACATAAAATAGCATTTATATTTTTATCTCAACTAAATAGAGAAATTGAATCTGCTGATAGAGTAATGGAACCTTCACAACAATTCCCAAAGAAAAAGGATTTGTTTGGTGGTGATTCTGTTTTTATGTTTTCAGATTTAGTTATGGTCTCTATGAATCCTGAACAATTAGGAATGGATACATACGGCCCTAAATCTTGGCCTACTGGTGGTGCACTTTTCTGGCATTTTATAAAAGTTAGAGAAGGACAACCATGTATAGCTAAGATGAAAAATGAATTAAAGTATAACCGGGTAGTAGATTATGAAATTACAGAACCTAGCTACCAATTAAAAATAGAAGAAGATGGCAAATAGAACAATGTGGGAATCAACAACTACTGGTGATATAAAAATGGAAACTTCTTTACCTCCTCTAACAGAGTATGAAAAATCTGTACACATGTTATTAGATTTAGCATACGAAATAGAAGAAGCAAAGAGACCAGGATATACACAAGAAAGTGATGATGTCCTAGATAATTTTAAAAAAGCTGCAGAAATGAGTGGGTGTACTCCATTACAAGTATGGGGAGCTTACTTTTATAAACACTGCGCTGCAATCTTATCTTATGCTAAAGATGCGAATATACCTCAAGCTGAGAAAATAAGTGGAAGATACGCTGATGCTATTAACTATTTAAAGCTAGGGTTTCATATGATAAGAATGCAAAACGAAGAAAATAAAGAAAATAATAACCAACAAAAATTACCTTTTTAATTATGGCAAATTTAGTAATTATCTGTGGAAAGTCTGGATCAGGCAAATCCACAAGCGGGAGAAATCTCGACCCAAAAACAACTCTTTGGTTAAATTGTGATCAAAAAGCATTACCTATTAAGGGATGGAAAAAGAACTATAGTAAAGAAAATAAAAACTATGCGACTGCTTCTAGCCTTGTAGATATTGTAAATACATTAAAAGTTATACCAGAGAAAGCAAAGCACATTAAAACTATTGTAATCGATACCATTAACAGAGTAATGACAGATAAAGTAATGGGAGAACGACATATCAAAGGTTTTGAAAAGTGGGCTAGTTTATCAGGTGGTATATATGACATTTTCACAGTCATAAACCAAGTTATACCTGATGATGTTGATGTATTTGTATTAGCACATTCCGATGAGGGATATACTGATATGGGTGCTCAATATCGAAAAGTGATGACAGCTGGAAAGCAGTTAGACAAGATTGTTTTAGAATCTATGTCGAGTGTGGTGTTATTTACCCACATTGAATCAGATGGTAAAGGTAAAAATGAATATTTCTTCCAAACACAAACAGATGGTGTGTCGACTGCAAAGTCACCTGCTGGGATGTTTGAAGATTACCAAATACCAAATGATTTACAAATGGTGAAAGACACCATGGATAAGTATTATAACGAATAAAAATTTTATTAATCTTTAAGAATTAAATTATGTATCAAATTAATCAAAAAATTCAATCAGAAGGCACGTCAGCCAAAGTATTCAAACTAGGAATTAGTGAAGGAGCTGAAATGACAAATGTAAGTATAGAAACTGCTTCTAATGGAAATAGTTTTCTTAAATTCTCTTTTACTGATAGCGAAGGTGCTAATCTAAGTCACTTAGAATGGCCTATCGATACAGCTA